AAGGACGATTTCGTTCAGTGGAAAGGCAAGAAGGGAATTGTTGTACGATATGACGATAGTGGCCCAGAAAGTCCTTTCTATGTTGTGAGTTTCAAAGGCAAAGCAATGTCAGAGAAAATCCCTCAGCACAAACTAGAAGAATCCGTTGATGGACTTGATGAAAGTAAAATGTCTGAACTTCATATGCATATCAAGGATGGTAAAACTGCCGAACAGATTGCAAAGATTATGAAGATTGACCTCAAGACAGTCAAGGTATTAATGAAAGAATCAAAACAATTTAATGCACCCAGAACAATGTTATCCCGTGAAGAACAAATGAAAGATAAGAAAGAACAGTGGGAAAAGGCTGTTGCGATGCGAGAAGGTAAGTACGATACCGACCCACGAATCAAGAAGATGAGCGACAAAGGTAAAGAACTTCTTGCATGGATGGCCAACTCATTTGAAATGACAGGCGGGCCACATCTCGATAAAAAGAATGTTCATGGATTGTCCAAATTTGCAGTTGATGGAATAGTCAAAAAGTTAAAATCTCTTAAGGGACTTCCTGCCGACAAGAAGAAGGACATGGCATTAGTCATGAAAGAACTTGGTGAAGGTATTGAGGAAGAGATTTCAACAACCACGACAAGTGTTGGTACACTTACCGACCCATTAGATATGGGCAAGAAGAAAAAGAAGAAACGGTGTACTGAGTTAGATAAGTATACCGATTCTCAAATCTTTACTGTAAGTAGTGAAGACTTCAATCGATGCAGTACAGGTCGAAGAAAGAATGAAAGATGGTCTAAGTTTTTTGCTTCAGAATCGGAACAAGGTGCAAACATCAAGAAATATTCTTTGAGAAATCCAAAGTCACCAATCATTATCAAGAATGAAGAAACTGGTGACATGATGTTCCTTCGCCGTAGATTAAACGACCAAAGACTCAAACACAATAAAAGAAAGTAATTAAAAAACCCCGTTCACGCACGGGGTCACACGGATTACTTTACAATAGTTAATCATTCTACGCTGTATGTTTTTTCCATACAACAACTTATTTCTTTTTGAATGTGCGGTAGGTTGCAAATCCCGCAAGAGTAACAGAACCCAACCACAACACTATCCAAATATTGGGTGGTGTTGTTTCTTTTAGTTGGGATTCGGTTGGTGCGTTATGGTTGTTGGGTTGTATGTTATAATTTCTAGGAATTTGTCCAACAGGGTCGGTAGGAACAACTTTAATTGCTCCGCCACATCCACACAATATCAAAGTCATTACAAATAATAGACTTCTCATGTCGAAGCCTTTCCGGCAGCATTACCGAAGTAGAAACCAACTACTGTTAATAGAATTTGTCTGTTCTCTTCGGTAAACAAATATCCATATACTTCTTGGAACTTGATGGAAGTATCTCCCCCAAACACCCACAAAAATGTTCCTGATGTTTCAGTTACTTCAACCACGGTTGGAATGCCAAAGAAAGGAAGAATAAATGGAGCGATGATAGTGCCAAACAATATTGTAACAACAATGGTACGGCGAATTACTTTACCTGCATCAACACTTACTCGTTGTGCTGCTAAATCAGCACTTTCATCTTGTCTCTTTGAACGAGCCATTGCTCGTTCGAACAATTCTTTTTGGTCTTTTCTTTTCTCCGACCAAAAACGAAACAAGAATCCTGTTGCGCTACTTGCTATGAGTGTTAAAAATTCTGGTGTTAGGAATGCTGATAACATTATTTTCCTCCGATTTCATCAATGTCTTCTTCTATGTCATCGATATCTTTTCTAATCTCTTTAATATCTGTTTCTAGATTAGAGATAATCACACGAAGTTTAGTCAATTCAATTCCAATTTTCCATAACATGGCCACACCACCGACTATGGATGCAGCAACTATACTATTTATTATTTCTGTCATTTCATTAAGTCCCGTTCTGATATCTCATAGAAAAGTTTCTTACATATGTAGTAAGCATCAACAACATCAGATACGGGATTTCCTACCTTTTTGGCCTTAGGCATGATAGGATACATTATTTGTTTGTTAGTTTCTTTTACAAACGCCTCATACATTTGTGTTTTGTCAGCATTGCCTTTGGTAGTTGCAAACTTTTTAATGAGAGAGGGAGAATAAACCGTTACGGGAATTCCACCTTTGTACATCTTATATTTAAGGATTCCCGTATTCTCGGCAATATGAAATACCTTTCCCGATGAACCATAAGAATATCCTTCGAGTGAAACTTCTTGACAACCTAAAACCTTTTCTTGAGCCCAATCAGCGATAGAACAATATCGCTCTGCATCGTGGTTCCACGCACACAATCTCTCTCCGTGGATGTTGTCAAGAAAGATTTTAGCTTTTGAATTTTGGTCTGTAAGAAAATAAAAGGATAAATTTTTCCACTCCCATTTACTGCCATGTAAACAACAAATAGCAGGGCTTCTTAAACTATAATCTATTCCGGCAATGTTCATGATATAATCTCCTAGTATTATTTATATCATTCCCTGTCGTTTGGTTTTGACATCATTTCGGTAAGGAAATAAAGAGAGATTATTAAAAGCAATTCTATTCCCGTGTCCCAGTCCATCAATTGCCAATCATCTCGATAAATTTTACTAAGATTATACCAATGAAGAAACCACTGATACCAACACAGGCACCGATGGGTGTCATCAACAACTTCAATCTATTATCTAGCCAATCCTTCAATTTCTATTTCCTCTGTAATCCAATCTAAATATTTGGCAATAATTGTAGCAGAACACTCTGATATTATCACTTGGTCTTTAAATATTTTAATCATAACATAATTACTGATGATTCCTACCACATATTTTCTGTCATTGAATGTAGCAAATACACCTCCGCCACTATCTCCAGGCCGAACTGATACAGGTCTTGGTAGGAACTTCATGTAGTTTGGTTCGTCTGTTACAACACCAAAATATCTGAATACGCCTGGTTTGCTGTACTTCTTATATCCCCAAGAATTGCCAACTGTTGTAATGTCTTGATATCTTTCCATCCATTCTACGCATCCCATTGTTGCGGGTTCGTAGATTGAATCGCATTCAAGGAATATCAATCCGATATCGTTTTTTATCCGCCCAAATGTATCGCTGTAACTGGGATGTAGTATCATATCCTTCACCATTATCTCTTCTTCTCCTATGACTACAGAAAAGATATTGTCTTCATCGATACAATGACCTGCTGTCAGAACGACATCTGGACGGATAAGGATTCCACTTCCCAATAGACTACCATCTTCTAAATGCAAACTGCATATTGAAGGATACGGGTCGTTTTCTATTGTTGTGGGGGTAAACCATCTGTCTAGTGGATTGACAGTAGTCGATTTATTTTCAGATAGATTGTGAGATGACTGACCAAGTGGGTCAAAACTTTGAGCGCAGGCGGTCATGGCCAACATCACAAACAGGATTAAATACCTGTACATTTAATTATCCTCCATTATTATGTATGGTGGAAAAGCACAAAATCGAACATTTGGCCAAAGAAAAATCGACCGTCCAAGAACGGTCGATTTTAAGACAAAAATGATGTTTTATCAGTTTGTAATGTCTACTAATTCACATGACCCAGCACTACATGCAAGTTCTTGTGCTCCCGTTGTATTGTCTTCCTGTTCTGTATCGCTTAATTCTCTCCAATCAATTCCCTTGGGCATTTTTTTAAGGAGTGATTGATATTCTTTGGATGTACACTCTTGATATGGTGCTTGTCTATAAATGTGTTCACTGTGTGGCAAGAACGAAACACCACTTACTTCGTCAAAGTGTTTATACACCCACGCACCAACCTCAAACCATTCATCTTCTCGTACAGAAATTGTCACAGATGGTTTATGTTCACACCAATGTCGTTGATAAATTAACCAATGTTCCAATTGTTCGATAGCCGTTTTGTCGTTGCGGAAAATTGAAGACTCTGGTGATTTTATAGGGAAAGAAAATACCATTGTGTGTTCTGGTTTGGTTACATCGGGTTCACAAGGAAACCCCTTCCTTTGCATGAATTGACACAATGGGTCTTTAACATCCGCACGAACAGTACGAATATAATACTCTGCATGTCGAGTATGAATACCAGATGATGCATCAACTAATTGACTGACCGTACCCGATGGTTTAACACAAGTAATGGCAGCCGATTCGTTGATTTTGAATTTCTTTGCCCATACTTTGTTTGTATCAATAGCAACTTGACGAAGTTCTTCTAATGATTCGATAAGTTTCTTTTCACCTTTTTTGCCGTTTGTTAAGTCATTGTCCATAATACCTGTCAAAGAAACACCAAGTAATCTTTCTTCTTCACAGTTCTTTTTCCATTCACTCGACAAGTATCGGAAGTTTGTAAGTGTGCATTGCCAAGTTCCGAGGATGGTTGCTAGTCGCACCTTCTCTTTGAGTGTTTCGATTGTATCTTCTTTTCTGATTACTACCTCAGATAAATTACAAAACTGTCTATCACGCAAAATAATTTCTGAACATGGATTAACTCCGAAGTCGTAACTCGCATCTCTGCGTTCTCCGAGTTTCTCAACCGTTTTCTGTGCGGCTTCTCTATTAAAGATTCCTCGTTCACCAGATTTAGATTTGTACAACGACAACCATTCTTCCATAAATGTTCCCATCTCTGGTTTACATTTATATGCAACTGAATTGTTTGCTAACGCTCGTTGTCCGTTCTCATACCACCACTGACCTGTTTTGGCACCACGCATTCGTTCATCCGTCAATGAGGATAAAGAAATTAGTGCAGACCTACGAACACCACCAACAACTACAATCTCTGCAATCTTACAAATAATATCGTGGCCCTCAATCGATGTTAGTTTTCTTCCTCTTGCATTTTGATATATGTTTGTGGTAAAGTTGAATAAATCTTCAAGGGGGCCTGGGCCCGAAGCTCGTCCACCAAATGTTTTCAGTCTTGAACCTGCTTCTCTAATCTTTGACATATCCCATTGTGGAATTTGACCACCGATTAAAAGTGATGTCAATTCTTTATATGCTTTTGCCCAACCAATCTTGCTGTCATTTACAACAATGGTTGTGTCTGATTTTTCAAAGTCTTCAGAAATTGTTGGGAGTTTATCGAGGAACCCTCGTTCTACACTAAACCCCATTCCCGTTCCACACATTAAGATATAAACTATCTCATCAAATGACCGAACTCTACCAGCGGTACAATACGCACAGTTATATCCAGCAACATGATCTCGTTTGAGTGCATCACCCGCTGTCATAAGAGAACGCATAGAAGGCATCACCTCTTGATTGAGGATTGCTTCTTCAAGTTCCTTGCGGTCATTCTTTGTTACTTTGTATTTGTTGTTTTCTAGGAGATGTTCTTCGAAGAAAACAAAATATCTTGATACGGTTTCGTTCCAAGTTTCTCTTCGACCTTCTTCTTCTATCCATCTGGAGTATCGGCTAAGGTGTATAAAATTTTGATACTCTGTTGGTAAATCACTATTATTCATGATATATCCTTTTTTTTGTTAATTTCTAAAGTTCGCCACCATCGACAACAGTCAAACCGTCCAGAGCAAGACCGTCATCGGCGCTGGTAATATTAATATCGACTTTACCTCTGTTACCTTTAGTTACCGTAACACCATTGCCTGTAAAGTTTATGTGTCTTGCGTCTTTATTTATAGTAGTTCCATCTGACATGACGGCGGTAAGGTTACCGCCTCCACCTTGCATGGTGATTTTGCCAGCTCCGCCGGCTTTCGAAAGTTGTTCTATGAATTTTTTATCGAGGGATAGAATCCCATCTTCTTTAATTTGTAGGGGATAAGTCGCAGAGGCGATGCCTGTGTCCCCTGTATCACCCATCTCTCCACTTGGGCCAACTTCACCCTGAATACCTTGCTCGCCTTTCGGGCCTGCAATACCATCTCTACCGTCTTGGCCATCGACACCATCTTTACCGTCATGGCCATGATGGCCATCTTTGCCTGCGAGTCCTTGGTCACCTTGTGCCCCTTGTGGGCCTGGTAAACCTTGTCTACCATGAGTGCCTTGTTCACCCTGTATGCCTTGTAATCCTTGTTCACCTTGAGGGCCCTGTTCACCTTGAATACCTTGTTCACCCTGTGTGCCCCGAACCCCCTGTGTGCCTTGTTCACCCTGAATGCCTGTTGCACCGTCAACACCATCAATACCATCAATACCATCAATACCATCGGTGCCATCTTTACCATCAATACCATCTCTGCCATCGTGGCCGGGAATTCCTTGTTCACCTAATAAACCATCAGTACCATCTCTGCCGTCAACACCATCGGCACCAGCATAACCCTGTTCACCTTTCGGGCCGGGCGTTTGAACATATTCGATTATTGGTTCGGGTTCTTTTTGTTCTTCAATTCTTTCAAATAAAGGGTCTGGCACCCTCTGAAATAAAGAATTAATATGGTCTGGCGTTCCAATAAATTTAATATCCATTCCATATGCATCTGTTAGAATGATGGAGTCCTTACCATCAGAAGTTTGGATGGTTTTATGGATATTCGATGTGTTTTCTACAAAAAGAAATGTTGAATCTGATTCATAGTCAGAAAACTTTCTTAGTAGAACAAACTTATCTCCGTCCCTGTTTTGGCCGGAAAATAAATTTGCATCACCATCAAATGTTTGAAACCTATTAACCATTTAAAATGTTGTCCCACGACTTCAACGACTTTGTTTCTTCTTCGTTGAGAATAGGGAACAGAATACCATGTGACTTCATCACTCGATTTCCTATACTAGAACCCGGCACCTCAACACCCTCAAATGTAAACGGAACATTCATCTTCTTTACATGTTGGCTATAACCTTGTGCTATCTTTCCTATAGAAGTTCCAGTCCCTATTTTAAATTTATTTCCACTGGGTTCTACAATTTGGATATTACCTTTTTGACCTATGACTGCTCCATCTTGCTGGAACTTCTTACAGAGATTTTTGATAATATCTTCAAACTCTGAACTATCCATGTCTTCTCTTTTTGGAACAAAATATGACCGTTCAATAACATCTTTAAGTTTGTTCGCTGGACAAGATTCATATGGAACATCTTCCAACTCACATTCTTGCCAATGACCTACCAATTGATAAGGGCCTAACTTGTTGTTGTTTAGTTCTCCCCGAAGGTCACGATTTCTTTTGATGTTTTGCTTCTTGTTATAATTGCCACGATAAGCCGTAATGATCGCAAAGTCTCCCCCTGATTCATATTTGCGTATGAGTCGGGAAAGACCTGCCTCGGAGATGAGGTTATTGTTATTTGAGTTTGGGCCCCAGTCATCGTATTGTGTGGGGGGTTCATTGTAATCTGTAAATCGCAACATTGTAATTACTCCAAAATAATGTGGTTACTATTATTTAGGTTCTTCAGTTAATTGAGTCCATGAAACGGGAAACATTGGTTGAATAATTTTCCCGACAGCATGTGCATATTGCTGAATTTCCCATTGTGCGTGGTCATCTACTCGTTGTTTGTAGAATCTCGCATAAGCGGCAAGTGAACCAGTCCAATACCATTCTGTATACATTCCTTGTGGTAAAACAAACCTTGCTTGTTCTGGTGCAACATTAGAAGCAATAAGTTCTTCGTATGTACTCATCGCACTCTTGATGACATGCTTGTATGATTCATATAATGGATGTGTTGCAAACCCACCAGAAGTTTCAGCACCACCATCAACGCATTCCAACCAACCATCACTTCCCTGTTTGGCATTTCCTGATGGTTTATGTCTGAACTTAGGAAAATAAAATTCTGGAGTTTCGTCAACATACCTTCGACTAACTTCGTTCTCTACGAATCCTTGCTTGTGCTTGAAGAATTGAGTCCGAATAGAAATCGGTGCTTTGATTCTTAGTGTGATTTGAGGATGTGCGAATGGTGTCCAGTGATTGTGTTTTGCAAGATACTTAATAAGTTTCTTGTCACGGGATGACAACATTCGAACATCGGATGGTCGGAATCGTGAATTGCTTTTCTTAAGTCTCGTTTCTACTTCCTTGTCAACTTCCCATTCGGTTTCGTTGTTGAATGAAACTCGGGCGGCATTACACACGGTGAGGTCGCTACCCATACTGTCAACAAGATGAACATGGCCATTATCTAATACATTCTCTTTAGTCATTTCTTCTTTCTCCTTTTCCACCACAACAACAATCTACCAAAAAAATCAATTTTCATGCCTTTGCCCGTTTACTTTTATCAGGTTTAAAATCTTTACCTCCGTTTAGTTCTTTATATACATTCCTAATGATATCCCAATCTTCTCTACTGATATGCCTTGGATATCCCCACATCCACCCGTATTGCAACATTGCACCCAATGCTTTCTTCAACTTTGTTATATCTTTCATCAACACACCGCCATTGATTCTGCTTTACATACAGTTTCTAATCTACGCAAATCTTGATTCATATCTTTCTCCAATCACGGAAGCGAAGAGTCGCTTCCAATCCACTAAATGTATTATCGTCAATCATTTTCTGAATTTTGCGGGTAGACATCTGGTATGCCATATCATTAATATCTTTTTCGACAATGTTGTCTGGCCATATACAAACTTCTCTACCCAACTCAATTAACTTTTCTATGTATGCACAAATCTGTCTGTTGCGTGGTTCGTTGTCAAGGATATATGTCATCTCTGAATCTTTAAATCTAGATGGAATTTCCTTCAACGCTCCTGCACCCACCATTGCTGTTGCGTTACTTAAAAATAACGAATCAATTGGGCCTTCTACAACATACACTCGTTTATCTGGATTTACTCTCCACAACCCATACCAAAGACGGTCTATGCCTTTGTCATATTTGACGGTGATATACTTAAGAGTTTCTCTTGCATTAACTTCGTCCTTCATATTTAATGAACGACCTTGACACCCAACAACATGGCCATGACTATTAAAGAATGGAATTACTAACCGTTCTTCTACCCCCATTGCTAAAACCGATGGGTCTAGTTCTTTAGCAAAAGAACCAAAGTCCTCGGCATAATACAACAATCCCCAATGTTGTTTTGGAATCTTGCGTATATTTGCAAACTTGACAGCAACATGGTCTTTAGGTAAATCCTTAATACATTTTATAGTATTTAAGACTACATCTTTCTTTTTGAATTCTGGTTTTTTACTTGCGAACTTAAACATATCTTCTTTTGATTTCTTTGGGACTGGTGACTTTTCCCCACCACGATAATTTTCAAGACTGTACTCTTTACATAAAGAGGGTTGTACTTGTTTTAGAAAATTATATACATTGCTTCCGTGATTACAGTTGTGACACTTATAAAAGAAATCGTTTCCTTTTACATAAAAATATCCTCTTGCCTTTGTTTTGGTCTTTGATGAATCACCACATATTGGACAAGAACAATTTGCTAGTGTGTCTTTCTTCCATTTAAAATTTCTTAATTGAGCCGATATACGGTTTATAAAAGTCTTATCTATGTAAATAGACATTAAATACTCCATGCTCCGAGATTAGATTCTGACTTTTTAAATTTATCTGTAAATGTGTCGTTAATAATTTCTTGTACACCTGATTGAAGAAGACCCGGCTGGTCTTCATCATCAACTTCGTATAATTTCATTTTAGAACGATCGATACCCAATACAAATTTTCTATTTGTTGCTAAGTCATTATACCGATTCTTTAATTGTTTTATTAGTACCTGATTATTTTCGTCTAATTCTTCTGTGGCAATTAGTGCGAACATAAAATCGGCAGTTGCAGGAAGTCCAAAAGATTCTGATGTATCTTCTAGTCCAACATCACTACTAGAAAATCCTTGTCGGTTTGTTTGGGTTGCTGTGAAAATTGGAATATTATTTTCAACGGCTAGTCCTCGCAATTCTTCGGCTATTGCTTTAATAAGAGTATACGAATTAATTGTATTACCTTGTTTATATCTGACGGATGCACAAATATTCAAGTAATCAACAAAAATGATATCAGGAATAAAACTCTTTTTGATTTTGATTTCTTCAAGAAGGTGTCTAATATGATTTACATTTGCTGTTGCTGTTGGATATTCTTTGATTAACAATCCACCCTGAATGTTTTTGGTAGCGTCATATAGTTTACGAGCATACACCTTTTTAGACAACTCTTTCATATCGTCCATTGAAATGTCCATAAGATTAGCGTCTATTCGTTCTGCTATTCGTTCTTCGGCCATTTCGCATGTGATGTATAAAACATTTTTACCCTGAACCAAACAATTGGATGCATGATGACACATAAACAAAGATTTGCCCACACCAGTGCCGGCCATAACTACATTTAAAGTTTTGGGGCCGACACCACCATTGGTAATTTTATTCATGTATTCTAAATCAAACGGAATCTTAATCTGCTTCTGGTGATAAAAATCATATCTATCTTCAGCATCTTTTAAGTAATCATGCCCGATATTTAAATCAAAAGAAACAGCAAGTGCATCTGATAGTAATTTAGGAAGGGAATGGGTATCCTTTTCTTTAGACTTTCCATCAATGATTTGAATAGATTCTAAAATAGCATTGTAGATAGATTTGTCTTTACAGAATTTTTCACACTCATCAACCAACCATTCTAAATTATTTTGTTCATGGGGTTCAAAGATATCTTTGATAACTTCATGACAGGATTCAACATCCGGCCCTGCGAGTTTCATTTCATCCAATGTAATAATGAGTGCCTCTCTAGTAGGAGAGTCATTATATTTTGTAAAGTATAGGTCTATCATTTCGAAAACAATCTTTTCGGATCGTTCTTGAAAGTATTCCTTCTCTACAAAGGGTAATGTTTTCCGAGTGAATTGTTCGTTGAGAACAAGATTACTCAGAATCAGTGTTTCGATTCGTTCCATCTGTGGTTCCTGAGGCTTGAATGAGCCCATCATCATTTGCGATACTGTCTAGAACAACACATGTGACCAAATTTCCTAAGTATTCATCTTTGGTGTTGCCGTCTTCGTCCTTTGCCTCGAAATCGATATCCTTTGGGTTGTCCAAAATATCCGCAGTAAAAGATACAGGAATATTGCCGGTTTCTTCATCCATTGTTCCAAACTGAACATCTGTGTATCGAATGATTAATCCTTTTTGGATTCCCTTTTCTTCTACCTTGACGAAAAGTCCAGAGTCATCAATCCATAGAATCTTGTACCCCTTCTTTGGGGTTTTCGTCTTCTTCGGTGTTTTTATTTTCGTTGTTGCTGTTGCCATATTTAAATTCCTTTGCTGCTGCAATTTCTAATGATTTCATAATATCATCAGTAAAATATTTGTCTGCATCCTTATACAGACTCTTTTCATATAATTTAGTTCCATTCGGAAGTTCAATTCGTGTTGAAACTTTCTTAAAAATTCCATACTTAATTCCCAGTTCAACTAGTCCATAGTATGGGTGTAATCCGTCTTTGTAGTCCAGAAGAACATCAATCATTGAATTCTCTTTGGTCAATCTCCCCTTGAACAATTTACAGTGAATGATATTACCAATAACATCAGTACCCTCTTTCACCTTTTTCTTTGAGAGATAAATTATTGTGCTGGCTGCATATTTTAAACCAGAACCACCTCCCATAGTTTTTGTTGGGAACATAGAACCTACCACATCATAGGTGTGGTTGGTCATAATCATTGGAATGCCTGCCTGTCCCAATTTTAGGGTCAACACACGAAATGTTGCCTTAATCATTTGGGCTCGTGTCATATCACGGGTTCCTTTTCCGGCAGCAGTATCTTCCATTTCCTTTGTTGTAGAGAGCATACCAAGAGAATCCAAAACAATAAGCATTGGTTTCTTGTCGGTTTTCTTTAGTTCTCTATAGTTGTCAACAACTTGAATTGCTTGATGTCGGAAATCTTCGACTGTTGCTACAGGAAATACTGCAACACGATTGGGGTCGATGCCCCGTTCGATAAACATATCCGATGTTACGGCCTGTTCGCTGTCAAAATATAAGACAACACCGTTATCATTATCACTAAGAAACTTATTAACAATGCCGAGACTAAAATAGGTTTTGCCAGTAGCGCTTTCCCCAGCAATAGCGACAATCTTATTGTCTGGTATGCCACCATAAAGACTACCAGAGAGTAAAGCATTAAAGCTATAACTTCCTGTGTCAACAAAGGCATGAACATCTGCCCCCTCCAATCCATCATCGATTGATGATGCGTATTCATTTCCTGATGCGGAAATCATTTTTGATAACAGTTCACTCATATTTATGAATCCTCCATAAGTTTGTATATCTTATTCCGTATTATACCAAGTTTTTCAACTTCGTCAACAACTTTTTCTATGTGTTCTTGATTTGTTTCTTTGGACTTCATCATTTTTTTAATCTCTGGTTTGTGATATCCTATCGTTCTATCCAAGAACGAGATTAAAAACTTTAATTCTTTTTTATTCAAATTCATTCTAAAAATCCTTCCAACGAGGATACGCCATATGTCTTCAAACGCATTTGGGGCCTCGTTCCTTTTCTTCTTTTTGTCAAGTCGTATAACCATATAATTTTTGGTTCTCCTGTTTTAATAATTGCTTTACCTTTTTTAACATCGTCTCTCATCTTATAGGAATATGGTCTATCGATTGTCAATGACCGCATGTGGTAGGTCTTGCCTTGCCACTCCACATATTTGGTAGGGGATGTCTTACCAGATTCGATAAAATTTGTTGCCTTGTAAATTGTACCCACATGACCGACAGTCAAATCGGAATAAGATAAAACACCACTGTATTCTGTATTAGCTATAAGGTATTTAATGATACTTCCGAGAAACCAACTTTCACTATTGAACGGTGCTTCATCTAAACATGCCATTCTTCTTATATCAATACAGTTTTTATATTTACTTTCATGTCGTGGTTTTCCAAGAACACTTCCCCCTACCAATTCTCCATTAAGAATCATCGCAAAACACTGACTGATACCACCACCCATGTGGCCTTTCTTGTAGTGAAAGTCTTCAAAGATATGTCGTATATCTGAGAAGTTACATAGTTGCAGTTCACAATCCTTTTTGTTCAGTTTATCACACAAACAATCCCTCCAATGTGGTTCGTCTTTCGTGTGACCATCCAATTGCATCAAGGATATTCTTTATAGGGTCAATAAATGATTTGGTAAATTGTTCATCGTAATGTACAAACCCCATTAAGTTTAATTCTTTTGGTAATGAATTGGAGAAAGAAATGACTTTATCGTGAATCGGATTTGGAATCTTTAGATATAAAAACTTAATTTTATCACCTTCCATAATTCTTTGATATTTTCGTTGCACTCCTTTTTCTTTAGTCCAGTGATTAAAGAGTAATGCTCCCTTCACCGCAATTGGAGTTGACTTTTTATAAATTGTGGTGTTATCTTTATAACGACTCAATCCATTAACTCCTCTTGGAAAAGCAATATCTTCTGGAGGCAGTTTCATAAACTCGTCTCGAAAATTTTCAATGTAATTGATAACAGTTTCTTCATCAGTTTGTAGAATTAATCTAATAGATTCTTTCAACTTTTCTCGTACTGCTTGTGGAGTGGACGAACGAGTAGTTTCAATTCCCATGATTTTGGGTTTTGGTTCTGAATATCGAACGCCTTCACTATCATAAACATTTAGGGCATATCGTTTCTTCGCTGTCCAAAGACCTTTGTCTGCAATACACTCTCTGTCCATCACCATCTTATTTTCATATGCATTCATCAACTCTGCGAGTTTGTCATATTCTTTTTTGATGAAGGGTAGGATAATTTCTTCTGTTGATTTGTTGAGGAAGTCCACCACCTGCGACTTCGATGAAGTGGGACAAACTTTGTCCACAAGATTCCCAAGACGAAGATAAACACTGTCTGTATCACTAGCGACCACATAATCATAATTCTCCGTGCCGATTGTTTTGTTTAAAAATTCATTCAGTTTGTCGGCAATCCATCGAATGCTCAATTGTCCCGACAGAGTGATTGCTTCTGCCATAGCAACATCATAGTAACGAAACCATTCGTTGCCAATTGCACCATAAGCTGAGTTCAATTGAATCTTTCGAACCTGTTGAAAATTGTGGTACTTTGCAATTTCATAATCTTTTTCAGAGAGTAACTTTGAAACATCACCACCAAGAGCTCCAGATTTTAAAATGGATTGTCTTTCTTTTTGACATTCAATCATCTTCCCTTTGTACATTTTTCGTTCTTTGTACATCTTCTCCATTAGGGCAGGAAGAAACCCCTGATGGTCTTTAGTATAACATGTTCCATTTGCAGCCACAGAATAATTCTTGTTGGTGTGTGATTTAAGTGCATCCTTAAAATGGTCAGACTGTTCACCAAGAACGCTATTTGGTGTAATCATATAATCTTGCATCTGGTTAATCTTAGTTTCGGGACTAATGTTGTATTGCATGATTAAATGAGGATACAAACTATTCAAGTCAAGAGATACAACCCAATCGTGCATACCAACAATTGGGTCTTTCACATAAGCACCCGCATATTTTTCATCTTTTTTGTGGCCATGCGACTTCATGGGAATTACAATTTTCTTCGAACTGAGATAATGGTAGATAATTTGATCCCAAGTTTTAACTTGAGAAAATACATCTGGAATATTTACTTTCGCTGAATATGCCATTGCAAGTGCAAGTTCGATGAGTTTAAGTTTCTCTTCTAATTTTTGAATCAGTTCGGTGTCTTTGATGTTGTACTCTATGAACTTTTGATAATCTTGTTTATAGAATTCTGACATACTATCGAATTCTTCATAGGACAACTTTCGTTCCCCCAATTCAACAAAAGCGATATGGTCTAGACGATATGATTCTTGATTTACATAAGTAAATTTTTGATAGAGGTCGAGATAATCTAAAGTTGAAATACCTTCTAAGATATAAACAGGAAGTTCTCGATTCATCTTGTGTACTGTTCTTTTTATGACCCTACCCCAAGGGGATAGTTTGTTTGTGATGTCATCACCAAGAAGTTTCTTACATCGATTTACGATATAAGGAATATCAAAGAACTTTACATTCCATCCCGTAACAACATCAGGTGCAATTTCACTCCATGTTTGGATAAATTCTCCGAGAAGAAGTTCCTCATCATCAAATGATTTCCAAATTAGATTTGGTTCATCAGGAAGAGTAAATTCACCCAATCCATAAACATATTTGGTGTCACCAACAATTATCGTTATTGCGTTTATTTGTTCGATGGCATCTTCAACTTGAGGGAAACCATTATCACATGTAGTTTCGATATCAATATATGCGATATGAATTTTATCCATATCATAGTCAACCTCATTAGGATGTAGTTCACCAATAAATTGATAGATGTAATCTGTATTACCAAAAATTTCAAACCCATTAACAGATTTGTATTTTTCGATAAATTCACGGGCATCCGACATTGTGCCGGGGGATATTGATTCGACTGATTTTCCGTCTAGAGTTTTCCAGTCATTCGATGATGGTCTTTTCTTAGGAACAAACAGGGTGGGTTGAAAATCAACCTCAAACTTTTTACGTTCACCATCACAAACGGCCCGACAAAGAATCTTATTTCCTCGCCGAGAAATGTTGGTATAAAAATTGGACATATGTTGTTTTCAGCCGGTTGGAGAATTATCTTTACTAGAAACAAATCCATCAAACAAGATACAATAATTCACTATATCTAAAATGGCATCATGATAACTTTCATTATCTACTTTGAGTTGCCCCGCATTTGCGAAAGTAGAAAGTCGGGAAAGTTTGTCACAGAGTCGAACAAGAAATCCTTGTTCCGTGGAACAGATTCCCATATCTTCTGACCGAGTGAAATTAGCAAATGGTGAACCGCCATCTTTACCTGCATAGTCATGATTTTTCTTTTCCATAATTTCCAATGCTTCTTTGCAGATGCTCTTGTGATGTTTAAATAGTTCTTCTCTATTCATTTGATTCTCCTTGCTTCATAAACTTGTTTACGACCTTTCCACGCATGATTAAACTCGTCTGCTTCTTTAGCAGCTTCTCGTTTTAATTCATATCTTGATTTTTTTGTTGGACTATCCATCATCCAAGTATTTTGGGATGTAATCCATATACCCCACGGTTTAGATTTTCGTTTTGCCATTATTTCGTTCCCGTGCTACCAAATCCACCTGTACGAACCGACTCGATGTTCTGTATATTATACTCTATGTTCAGTGTATAGTCAAGACTTTTTATTAGTTCTCCTTGACAAATTCGTTCATCATCACACGCCCAAACATTACCACATGAAGCGTTATGAAGTAATACAAATACCTCATGGTGATAGTCAGCATCAATCACCCCTTCACCGTTTGCTAATCGAAATCCATGTTTCCATGCAAGACCAGAACGGGGGTGTATGCGAATTGAATGTCCCACAGGAATATTGAATACTATTCCAGTTGGAATTTTTAGTCTTTCTCCCGGCATTAGTAAAATGCCCATCGAACCATCATCTCGTTCTTCGGGAGTAAATATCTTTTTTAAGTTGTGTGGACTGTACCCCTCAATTTCTGGGGTAAAGTTCGACCGAATATCAAAACAAGCCGAATGGTTTGTTGCGAATTCTAGGTCTTGTACATTGTCACGAAGTTTTACATAATCTAATTTCATAATTTTCTAGTCACTCATTAAGTTGTTCCCACACGCCAATCCAATTGCAATGTGGTGTATATTTTCCAATAATAAATTCATCATACTCTTCTTTTGTCATGTTGGGATGTCCTGTAGTCCATGTATCAAACCATGCACAATCAAAAGTCTGTGTTGGATTCCATGTTTCAATATCATCATGAATTAATGTCATTGTACCATCTTTTGGACAACTATCCCAGACTAAATCTATAACTTCTTGATTTTTCTCAACTATTGTTATGGTGTTGACATTTGGATTGTCCATGAGTTTTTGATTTACAAATCCTATTCCAAGTCCACCAATCAAAACATCCCCTGTTGCATTATCCCATAAAGGTTGATGTTCGTTATATTCGTCTGATGTGTCTTGCATTATGTTGTCTATACCGTTTTCTACCAAAACCGTATATGTGTCTTGAGGAACACTACGACCTGCAAGAAAATCTGTTGTTCTCTTCTCAATTGAAAAGTTTCCATTTGTGCCTTCTGGAATGTCAAATGTTAATTTCATCCGTAGGCCTTTATAACAAGTTTTCCATCAGCACCAGCGCCACCATCACCGGCGTTGGCAGCAAATGCACCACCTCCACCACCGCCTGGTTGTGAGCCTGCATGACCATCGGCAGCTGCACCCCATGGCCCGTCACCACCATCACCACCGTTACCAAAACTCACTGAGTCGAAACTGTGTCCACCGTCTCCACCGTGGCCGCTACCATCAATGCCTTCATCTTCGCCCGCATTACCAGCAGTTGTGGTTATTATGCCGCTGTTCGAACCGTTGCTTCCGCCATCACCACCATCTGCAGCTGAAGCGTCTGTACCATTTGCCCCGCCGTCACCACCAACACCGCCACCGGCCGAAACATTTTGTATTGTATGGATTTGGTTAAACCCACGGCCGTGGACACCCATAGTTGTATCTCCGCCGTCACCACCTTTACCTTGTACAAGTCCATTTCCACTGGTGACTGTTCCACCCGCACCAACACTAAAGTTTAGATTATCTCCTTCTCGCATATCTGGTGCGTTTGCCGCAGCTGTTCCGCCATAATAACGAAACAACACATATCCGGCACCACCTCCGCCTCCAGCAGCGTTATATGATGCACCTCGACCACTACCTACTTCACCCCTGTGGCCACCTGCACCACCGCCTCCCCACATCTGTATATCAATATACAGAGCTCCTGCGGGAACAGTATAGGTATAATTTCCAGTACTTGTAACAGTAGTGGTACTTATTAATTGATATGCTCTTGTAGTTGTTGCTTTGCTTGCACCAATCATGAGAAATTAATTCCTCCAACGAATCCATAAATGGTAGTTCCTGCATCAATTGTCATAAACGAAACAACGTCCACACCAGATGCTGTGAGTGCAGGAGCATTATCTCCTGGCCATTTGACCGATGAATGCCATGTTGTTGTGTTTGCTCCACCGTTTGTAATAATAAGAGTGACTGTTCCTGATTTACCAGATGCAGGAGGATTTGTGAAAGTGAATTCACAGTTTCCGTTACCAGTTACAGTCTGAACATTACCTGCTGCAAAATTTACCGCAGTATTGCCAGTAATAGTTCCAATTACATTTACAGTTTCAGCGATATCTTTAAGCACTGGACGAGTTACTAAATTATCCACACAAGAAAGTTCACCACCCATTGTTAAAGCAGTAAGTGTTCCGAGTGATGTAATATTTCCTTGGGCAGCAGTCGTAACCGTTGCCGCTGAACCTGATGCGTTACCCGTTACATTACCTGTTAATGCACCAACAAATGTTGTGGCAGTTACCGCACCAGTAACATCTATACCAGCTGCGGCAGTGATTCCCACAGCAGCATTGATGTTTGTAGGAGTAATTGATGTTCCAGTAACTCCGCCCGCAAGCAAAGAGATGGTATCAGTTTCGAATCTAAGTTTTGTATTGGTATCACCATTGTGTATGAGTGCATCGTTAATATAAACAGATTCAGTGTCCAAATGAATTTTGGTGCCAGCATCCATCTTTATGGTTGAATGACTATCTCGAATGTGTATTTTAGTATCATTACCGGCACTATCAACATCACCAAGGTACAGGTTTGTATCGACCTCAAAGTCAACGACAGAGTTGCCTGCTGCATTGCGAATGTGATATGCCCCGTCCATATAGAGGT